AAACGTCGGTCGCTAAACGGTTTGGCTTACCGAAATCCCGAGGGTCCAAATATGTTGTATTGGAACGGTTTACGGATTGCGCCATAGCCTGAACGGGGTTTGTGGTTGGCGCAGTTGCGCCACCCAACATCGCCATAGCCGCACGTTGCAGGTCGTCAAACGAAAACTGTGGTTTACGACCCTTAGCCATTACTACTTCTTTTTGGGAACCCTGCGGGTCACATAACGCTTTGTAGCCTTGGATGTCGCCTTGCCTTGTCGGCGACCAATTTCTTCCTCAGCCCTGTATGCAGCACTAAATCGCTTATTATATTCCTTGCGAGTTTTAGAATCCCACGGTCTTTGTGGAAGTCGCCCTTCCCAATAGTCCAACGGTCCACGGCTATCCCCGTATGTGCGAGCGTTTTTTTCTTGCTTTTCAGCAAGTTGGTTGTCTTTCCATTTTAGGTATTTTCCTCTTTTACCGCCTTTTGCGGCACGAGCGGCTTTTGTAACATCGTCATCTATGCGATATTGCCCACGAGCGTATCCTCCACCACGAGCATAACGCTTAACATCTTTGACTTGCGCTTTTGTAATTTTGCTCAAACCCTTTTTCGCAGCCCATTTAGCAAAATCGTCCAAAGGAGACTTTGGATTGCTTCGTCCAGCCAACTCAATCGCAGGTTTCCGTGCTTTAGCCATTATTTACCATCCCAACGCTTTCCAGATTTCTTCATAATATCCATATGCTTCTTAGCCATACGGGCTGTCTTTGCCATCTCACGACGCTTAGTCGCAGTTCTAGCCAACTGCGAATTAACCTTTTTCGCTATTGGCGCAGACAACTTCGCTGTGGCTTTGGCGGCATCGTCCCAGAATCCTGCTGGGCGAGCCAAACCAGTAATAGCAGGCTTCTTAGCCATTACTTAATTTTCCTTTGCATACGGTTCCGTGACCGTTGCGCCTTGGCGGCACGACGAACGCTGGCGTTCGTGTTATTGGCAGCAACAGCCTTTTTTACTTTGGTTTCCATTTTAGGATATTTTCCCTGTTTGTGCGCTTTGCGGGCAGCATCACTGTAGGATTGAACACGCTTCATACGAGTGGATTCCGCCAAATCAAACGCCTTAACCCCAAAGGAACCGTCTTGTCTTGCCGCTCCACGACGCAAAGCCTTGCCTATAGACGAGGTTTTGTCGTAATGTTTCAACTGCCTGTAAGAACTTGCGGACAATGTCTTTTTAGCAACTTTATCCGCTACCTTTTGGATAACAGGACGAACAATATCATCCAAGAAACCTTCAGGGCGGGCAAGCCCACCGATTGCTGGTTTACGTCCCTTAGCCATAATTATTTATCCTTTTTTCTTGCGGGTTTTGGTTGACTTGGCTTACGCTTGCGAGGGCGACTTGGTTGAACATTGTATGCGGGATACCGCTTCTGTCCCTCAACCATTGGCTTAGGAAACTCGGCACGAGGACGAGTACGACGAGGCTTTGGCTTCTCACGCTCACGGCTACCATCATTATAAACCTTGATGGGCGGGTAACTCATCAAAGTCTTGACGACTTTGCGCTCGGGACGCTTGCCACCGAAACGGTTTGCGTCAGCCAACTGGTCACGATACGACCCCTTGGGCTTGGTGCGCTTTGCGGGGAGCGGGCGTTTTGTTTTACCTTTCGCCATCGCTGCGGCAATCGCCGCACGCAAATCATCCTTATCCCTAGCCATAATTACCTAACTTTTTTTCCACGGCTTGCGGCAATTTGAGTAGCACGCCACTTGCGGTAAAACTCAATAAGATACTTTCGGGCAATAGCAGTATTGGTTTTGTTCAACATACCACGGTCGCCCTCATCCAAAGCACCCAACTGCCCCTTAACAAAAGCACCTTGGGTTTCTCCAGACTGTGGCTGCGGAATATCCCGCAACACTTCAGCCTTGGTAATAGTTTTCTGATTCTCGTCCTTGTCTTTGCCAGACAATTTGCGGTATGCGGCAGCAGCCGCCATACCAGCAGGACTGTAAGAAAATTCTTTACCGTTAACTTTGGGCATAAAACTCCAGTTTGGATTCGGATGGCGGGGATTTAAGCCCCCGCCACCCGAATATGTTGCTACCTAATTAGGCAGTCTTGGCAGTGAGTTTGCCTTGCTTCTTGGCGTTGCGGCAAGTAAGGTTGCCGTAGCACAGAATCAGGGCGTAACGTGCATCCACGTTCTCAGGCTGCACAAACGAAGTTTGTGCGAACCACTTGCCAGAGTGACCAACCAGCGTCAGGTACTTGCTGTTCAGGAAGTACACAACGCCAGCCGTGCAGTGAACATCGTAAGTCACTGGAGCAGCCTTGTAAAGCAGGTTCTGGAAACCAGCATCTGCAGTCTTGGTGTCAGTGAAACGAAGGTTCGGAACCAGAAGTGCCTCATACTTCTCAAACAGAGTCTGAGTCGTGAGAATCATATCTGGGTGGTCGTTACCAACCGAAACGGTGTTGTAGGCGGTCGCCATTTGGGCGAGCGACAACGCACCAGCGGTGTTCTCCTCGTACGAACGCCAGTATTCGTTACCAGCGGTTGCACGGTTGATACCACCAACGGTTCCCGAAGCCTCAACGATGTTGCCCAGACCGTTCCAGTCCTTGCCACTGTTGCCAGTTCCATCGGCGAAGAACATCTGGTTGAAGCCTTCACGCATTGACTCCTCAGCCTGCATAATCTTGGCTTCCAGCAGGTTAATGATTTCCTGCTCACCGTTGTTCTTGGCTTCCTCAATACCGCTGATTGCGATGGTGGAAGCATACTGCTTCCAATCGTACTCAGCAGCCGTGATTCCAGCCTGCGGGGTCAGCGACAACGAATCGTAGCCACTGTACGACGCAACAGTGCTGTTGGTGCCGTAAATCAACGGCTCAACAATCTTGGTTCCGCCGTTAAGCATACGGATACGACCCTTGTCCTGAAGGAAGTAGGTCAACGGGCGAGCCGTGAACACGTTATCCGTCAGTTGGTCACGATAGTTTGCCAGCGTGGTGCTGAGCAACGCATCAAAATTTGGGTTAGACACTTTGTCCTCCTAGGAAAAAGTTTGTAGGTTGTTAGTTCGCACCGAGTTGACGTTTTGCGGCATCCCAAGCGTCACGAATGTTTGTAATTGGTTGACTGCCTTCGCTGGTAGCAGACGCACTAGGATTGGAGCCACCAGAAACCACTGCCGCTTGTCGCTTTGCGGCGACAACAGCAGCCTCAGTTTCCTGCTTCTTCTTTTGTGCTTCCGATTCCAGACGCTGACGGTCAAACATTTTGTCAAACATAAGTTGCTTATATGTGCCCTCAAGGTCTGTTGAGCCGAGACGAAGTGCGGTGTTGACCACTTCGGCTACGTCAAAATCGCTGTATTTAGCCTGCAGAGACGCTATTTCACGTTCAATCTGCTGCTGAGACTGGTACTCCTCAAACGAAGCAACTCGCTGCTCCATCTCTCGGAATTTCTGGTCAACTGGGTCCAACGGCTCATCCGTCGCAGTTTCGTTAACCATATCAACAGCCTGCTGACGACTGATGCCATAATGCCTAGCAAGTAGGTCAATAGTAGCCTCAGGGTTACGCTCCAACGCCGAATGAATAGCCGAGGCGAATTCTACTTGCTGCCTCTGCTCACTCAATTCCTGCGTCTTACGAGTGTAATCTGCTTGCCGTTGATAACCGCTCAACGCTTCAGAAAGCGGAACCTTAAGTTCCTCACCATCCACCTTGATGGGTACCACATAATTGGCGTACTCATCAACAGGCAAAACTGGTGTTTCTACTGCTGCTTGTGTCGTCTCTGCTTCCGTGGTTGCACCAGTGTTGGTGTCCGCCGCTGACGATACTGCGATTTCATCGCTCATTGTTTTTTTCTCCCAGAGTCCTAAATGGTTGCTCTACCCTAAGAGGGGGCTGTTCCCTAGAGGGTCATACCCTGCTCAAAACCCGCCATACCAGCCTCAGCCTGCTGAGGGACGGTCGGGTTCGGACTAGCAGGCGGGATGGGCACCCCACCCATACCAAGTTCAGCAGCCTGCCCCGCAGGTGGTTGTGGGGGCGGAGCAGACTGCATAAACTGTTCAGGGGACTTCACACCGAAACCGAACTGCAGCACATAGCCAGCCAGTTTCGTCATATCAATAACCCCAGCGGCAGCAAACGGAGCCATAGCGTCCACAATCTGCAGGGCGGTTTGACGGCGGAACGACTCGTTCACAGGCTGCGTAGAACCACCGACAACCTCAAAGTCAAAATCGCCAGCCAAATAGTCACGGTCATATTTAACCCACACGGGGTCACCGTTCTTGGAAACGATACGAGCAACCTGCTCACCAGTCATAAACTGTTGAGCCAACTTCACCAGACGGCGAGCAACCTCAGCCATACCCCGCTCAACGGTTGCCAACTTGTCAGCCGTACGGGCATTAGCCGCATCCTGCATCAAAGCCGACTCGGTAGCGGTACGGCGTATCTCCGATACGCCACCCCGCATAAACTCCGAAACACCCGAAACACGGTCAATGTCAGCCGAAATAACATTGGACTGATTATAGAAATCGGGCGGGTTAATAACCGCAGGCATCGGCGAAATAACATTCCCAATAGCGTCATCGCCAATAACAGGCACCATCACGTTGTCCTCATCGGACTCCAACGCAGTGCGACCCAACTGGTCAAACGCCGACTCCTTGTAGAGCCACTTGCGGGCAAACCGCTTACGATGGTTCATCATCTGGGTGCGG